CACTAATGTCGAAAACACGTTTTTCCAGAGGCAGAAAGAGCAAGACCTAGCCAACATCACGGAAAGCGTCATTGACCTTTCAGTCTTTTGCTAACACGGGTCGAGTTTTCAGCTTGTCTGGCTTGTTTCTGCTGGGTCTGTATGACGTTGGACAATATCGAGCGGTACTCAGATTCACTGATTTCATTGCCCTGAAACATTGTCAAAGCGTCAGATTGAATATCAGCGGCTGGTCTGCGTCCGTATTGAGCGTCAAGCTGTAACTCCACGGTGCGGAAGGAGATGTTCTTTTCTTCTTCTGCGGTGCGCTGCTTTGCCAGTTTTACTTGCTCTTCCATCGACGTTTGGATGCTGCCAATCAGGCCGTCTTTCTGCGCTGGCGTCAGTTCCGTGTTTTCTTTTAGATTAGCGATAACCGTATTCACGGTTTTTACTTTTTCTTCAATGGTTCCAGTTCCAGCAAACACACGCTGAACCTCACCTATCGCCTGATTGCTTACAATCTGGTTTTCAATGCGCTCGCTTTCTTTCTTGGCCTGCGCTGGATTGATCAATCCTTCATCAACGCCTCGCTTAATCAGTGCTTGCCGTTCAGCCTTATATCGCTGTAGCTGCTTTTCGTTTCCGTTACGCGCCGCATTAGCAATGCTATCTTCAAGGTCAATGACGCTTTCCGTGATGTTGGCTAGGTCTTGCTCTTTCTGCCTCTGGAAAAACGTGTTTTCGACATTAGTGCCAACATCAACAATCGCGTTTGCAATGTCATCATTAATCACCGGCGCGAACTGCTCTGGCATTCCTTCCATAATACCTTCACGGTACTTTTCAGCGGCCTGCTTGAAAGCTTCTGGGTCGTCCTCGTACTGGTTACTTAAACGGTTAAGCGTTTCCTTTGTGTCGCGGCGCACTTCGGATCGGTAGGATAACAGCGCGGCCTCATTGTAGGCTTTATCGTAAAACGTGAAATTGCCACGCTCTTCAACGTCACCTTCTGCGCCAGCTTCAAGTCCAGCCTGTCGTCCACGCTCGGACTGCATTTCAGCGCCTTGTTCGAATGCGATATTACCAACATCAGACGCGACATTTGCCATCTCTCGGTAAACTTGAGCGGACGTTTGATCAACACCTGTTGGCTTAAATTGACCAAAGAAATCAATACGCTTTTGCGCCATTACTCGCCCCCAGACAATTGCGCGGTTTGTGACGCGCCTTTAAGTAGCGTTGAACCAGCCGCAAGCTTGCCAGCAGTAGATGCGTTCTTGGCCTGCCGCTTTAACTGTGCCTGGCGCAGCCTATCTGTTAAGCTTTCGACACCTTCGCTGATAGATACTTGTTTAGCGCTCTCCATGGCAATGCTGGACGGTGTACCCTCACCAGTGATGCCTGATGTCGCCTGCCCTACCACGTTTGCCGCCAAAGCCTTGTTTAGTCGCTGCCTGCGTTGCAGTTCTCGACTTTGCGCCGCAAGCTTTTCTTCTTCTGCTTGGCGCTCAAGCTCTATTTCTTGAGCTTCCGCTGACCGGTACTGGGCGTAACCCGTAACGGCTGTTGACGCCACAATAGCTGTAACTACCCAACTCATGATTCACCCCTTATCATTTTCCACGCCGATAGTGCGCTTTCAGGCTCTAAAATTTCGCCGCCTATCTTTTGCACATCCGTTTCTTCTGTGACGTGGAATGTGATCATTATTGTATCAGTTATCGCGTGAATTGCTCGTTTTGCGCCAACCTGTGTTTCGGTCAAGAACGGCGCTCTAATATGTTGCTTTTCGTCCCCATCCACTATAAGGCATTCACCAGCGGCCACCATCATTAGGTGCTTTGTTTTATGTTTAGCTCCAACTAATACGACACCAGCAGGGATGAATAACTCACGCGCATACAATCCATCGGTGAAGTGGTTTGTTACCGGGCAATCAACCTGCGGCATATCAATCAACGCATCTTGTAAAGCCTGAACACTCATGAACTTTCCACCTCATAATCAATGTTCAAAACAGTGAGCGGCATTGGATCGGGCTGGCTAAACTCCGGCACCTCCTCACGCCCCCACCCCAATGATAAATAAGCATCCTCGATAATGCCAGAGGTCACATTAGGCGGGTTATTTAAGGGCGTGTTCTGAGCGTCGCCAAAAGCTCTTACTGGTGTTGGCTGTCCGTCAACATAAATGCCTGCTGTATTGAACGTCCTGACGTTAACCTTAACCACTTTTTTAATGCGACTGGCATTTACGCCGCTTCCGACATTGGTTGCCATAGGCATTGACTTGAATCTAGGCGTAAATTGGAGCCCAACTTGAACCTCGCTGGCGGCATTATCTAGCTCTATTTCCCCGCCAGAAACAATGTGTTCGCCAGCATCATAGTCATCTGCTCTTACCCTTACCGTTTCACCTTCCAGGTGATCTAGGCCTGTCACGCTCGTTTGAGCACTGCCGAATGAATAGCTAAGCCCAGAATCAACATAGAAATCAAAATCCCACTTTTCTATGTAGTAAGTCTCTGCACCATTAATATCACGGGTTACGCTCATGTAAATTTTATCATCCACCGTTGAGGCGTCTGTGATGTTCCCGATAGTTGTCCATCGAGTGAACCCGTTAATGTCTTGGCTGCGCAGAGTGTTCAGTATTGTTCCGGTTCCATCCTCATTTATGATGAATACCCAATTTGCATCATCCGACTTAGTGCCGCCGAGTATCGTTAGGTCAACGGGCTGATTGATTAGTTCAGGTGAAAGAACAGAAATATCGTTGGCAACGTAAGCATCCTCATTGAACGAGTATAAATACTCTCTGAGCGTTTTGCCGTTCTTGTCAATAATGAGCGTAGCCCCGTCGATCTCTTTAGCTTCAAGGTTAAACGATCCGTGTGAGGTTTGAGGAACAACGCCAAAAGTTTGCGGGGTGATCGGGCTTTGCAAAACGGCAAACTCACTGCCAGCTGTAAATATCTGCAAGTCTCGGCCTGGGAATACATCAATGATGTCTGACAGCTCACGACTTGAGATTGTGGCAAATATAGCTTGATCGTCGTCACCCTCGCCTAATTCGAAATCAAACACTGCCCCCGACTTGCTTGCGAATACACTTTGAGGTTTTGACTTTGTGCCACCTAATACCAGTCGTCCCTCATAATAACAGCCAGATTTAGGCCAGCCTCTTGTATCACTCCACACATCCTCTTTACGTGGAGAACCGGTTGATACCTTGGCGAACGTGATGCTATCCGCGGCCTCTCCGGTAGTCGGGAAGCCGGAAAACAATTCAAAAGCATCCGCCGATTCGCCGCTAATTGTAATCCTGAATGTGCTACCTGTGCTGTGTGCCACGCTTACACCAGTGCTTCCAAAGTTCGGCATGGCTTGCAGGTTACGCTCAATGTTCTTTGCTGTTGAATTGCGCTCGGCTGCCGATGTATCACCGGCAAAACTGATGTTTTTTGATAGCACCCCTTCAACATCTATTTGAAACTGCTGCCCAGCAGTAAATGAGTTAAATGTAATATCCTGAACCTCATTACTTGGAGTGGGGCTAAGGCTGTCGTTATAGTCAAACTGCGGTACATTGATGTATGGCGCGGTATCTTGGAACCAGTCTGTGGACGAGCCAAGATTTACAACTCTCACTGTTGCGTGGTTTTCATGGAACAGCAAGATTACCTTTTCACTCTGCACATCACGAATGTCTTTGACTTCGGATGCCAGGAAAGGAACCTTTATGTCTGCCGCGTAGGTGTCGTTGGTGTATATGCGAAGGTTCTTGTCTGTGAACACGAAAAGATAATGCTCTGTCGTGCTGGCTGAAAAGTCTTTTAGCTTCACCTCTGACAGTGTGCTGGTTTTTTCGTACAGGCTAAACTCTGCCAAAGTTACCTTGTCTGTTCCAAGGTCGGTACTACCTACACGCGCCAGCCTAACATATCGCGCACTGGCATTTACTCTCAGCCTAAAATCTTGTTCATTTGTGCCAAGCGTCGGAACTGTGGCTTGAATTGTCCATGTTGCATCATCGTCTGATGTTTGCACCACAAACTCATCACTGGTGTTTGATGTCAGTTTTATTTGGCGAATGTCGCAAAACTCAACATCAGTCGATGAACCTAAGTCGTATTTAGCTACAACATACGGATCGTTAGTACCAATGCTGGTGGTGGTTACTGTGTCGGTGGTGTCATCATCATCGTTAATGTCGGCAGCCGTTCCACCATTAGGCATAGTTGGTACTGTCTCATTACGCGACATAACCGGCAAAGCCGCATCAATAAACTTTGTGCCTGGCCTGCGCTTCAATCCACCCTGCGGCAACAAGATAACCTCATCCCCCACCTCAAGCCCGTTGTAATACTGCTGTAAGTCAACACGGCCTTTAATTAATGGGCTGAGTACACCAGAATTAAATGATGACTGAATGAAGCGCGTTTTAGCCATTAAAACCTCACATTAATAAATGGACGGTGCTGGATAGGCGTCTGTGGGTGTTGTTGGCTATCAGTGTAGCGAGCCATACGTGAGGCGTTTTCATACAACGCGGACATATTGCCTTGTATCGCTGATGAATCCCTGATACTGGTGGCGAACTCAACGGCCAAGGCGTACTGCATCATTTTGGTAAAGTATGCAGGCCACTCATCTTCTGGTGCGTCATAGATGTAATCGCAATACAGAGCCTGACTGAAATTGGTGTACACCTTATCACCAAGAATCTGATAGTTACCGTTAGGATAAATCTTGATGAGGTGTAGTAGGTCGGTGGGTAGTTGGTAGACGCTGCGCCACTCGTTATCCACAGGTGCCTGAGTAGTGAGGGATAGCTGCGCTTTTTTGCGAGCAAATCCCCAGCGGTGCTTGGATAGCTCCATTTGCACCGTAGAGTCGTATAGCGCATTAGCTACTTGCTGTCTGCGGTCATTACCTGTTAATGAGTTGACGGGTACATCCCCAATCAAAACCAGCGCCGCAGATATAACATCAATTTTTGAGGCCATAATTACCTCTGGAGTAAAAAGGGGCCGAAGCCCCTTTATTAGTCGGTGTCGGTTTCAGTGATCTGTAAACCATCCGAAACATCAACAACGCCAGACGCATTGCTCAATACAGAGCAGATGTGCGTAGTAGGCGTGTTGCTATCAACTACAAAAATAACGTCTCGAGCCTTAAGCTCTGATGAGGCGTCATTAAAGTAGCCTTCGGTGTTCACATCAGCAATTGCGTCAGTGCTTGTATATGTCCACAAGCTGGGCGCATCGCCAGCACTGGAGCCTACCTTTGATAGACCTGAGCGTGAAAAAGCCATGTTAACCCCCTTTATGCGGTCTTGTCGTATTGGACTTTAACTAAGCCGCCTTCATCGCGAACAACGGAGCCAGCTTTCATCATGCCATTGGTTAGCCAGGCGGTACGGTCTGCGATCCAGTCAATATCAGTTCGCATATCAATGCCGATAGCCAAACCGATAGAGTCTTTAGCGAAAAACCACGAGTCAACAATGTTGCCCGCTTCGGTTAAACCGCCTTCGTCTCGGTCTTCGATCGTGATGATTCTAAAGCCGTTAAGGCTGTCAACATCACCATTTACCAGCGCTTTAACATTCTGGTAATCGCTTGAGGTTGCCTTCTCGTCATTTAAGAGGCCACCAAGACCTTCACCCTCGATGACACCGTAAAGGTCGCGTGAACCTACACCCTGGCGAACCAGCTCCACCTTGGCCTGAATAAGCTTAGCCATAGTTAAGTTGGCTGAGCCTTCTGGTACGTCAGTGGTCAAAGGCGTGGATGCGTCCATAGCGTCAATGATCAGCTGATCACAACGGCGACCAAGCGCGCCAGCAATAGTCATTGCCAGTTCGTTTTTCTCGTCGAAGTTAACCTCAGCCTGATCAAAGATGTCGGTGTACTCTGGTGCGTTCCAGTTGCTCAAGGTTGCTACCTTAAACTCATGGTCAACGTCCATCGGAGTTACTAGGTCTGCTGTTGATTTTTGGTTAGCCAAGCCTTTCGTCATACGACGGAATTTGTATTGGTCGCCAACCACGTTGTTACGAATAGTAACGGCAGGTTTT